GAAAACCGCGGATTTATATACTGCGGTGATGGGAGCGTAAAATACTCTGTCGAAGGCTGCCGCGCCTCCGGGGACATGAACACCTCGTTGGGTAATGTCCTCATTATGTGTGGCCTCATGTACCAATTCCTTAGGGAGTGGGGAGGCCCTGGGGCGCGGTTGGTCAACGACGGCGATGATTGTGTTGTGATAGTCGAGAGACGAATGCTCCGTACCGTCACCGAGATGGCATGCCCTTGGTTCTTGAACTTTGGGTTTACCATGAAGGTGGAGGGCCATACTGACATTTTTGAAAAGATTGAGTTCTGCGGTAGCCAGCCGGTGTTTACTGGAGAACACTGGGTTATGGTGCGAAACCCGCACACCACCCTGGACAAAGATCTGATTAGTGTCAAACCCATTCGCGACCAACCTACTTGGAAGCGACAAATGACAGCCATAGCACAATGCGGGCTGGCATTGGCCGGGAACATCCCCGTGTTCTGTGCCTTCTACGACATGCTTGACCAGCGTGTTGTCGTTGAGCGCGAACTCGAGACCGGCATGGACTATTTGGCTCGTGGTATGGAGGGGGAGCGTCGGGTGCCCACACCCGAGGCTCGGGCTTCTTTCTTCATGGCGTTTGACATAACGCCAGATGAGCAGGAGGCCTTAGAGTCTTTCTATGACACTGTTACACCACACTACCAAGAGTGTGGCGCCCCTGGGGATACGATACAAGAAACACACACAGCACTATACTAGACAACGCCAACACGCACACTTTACCAGTCATCCAAGCACAATGGCCAGAAAACAGCAACAGACCCGTGGCCGACAACCGGCTAAGTACACCTTCTCAGAGCCGACGCGCAACATGCGCGCCTCCACTGGGGACGGGATCAAGCGAGCCAAGAAGGCTGTGGACACCGTCCATGGTCTCGCGAATCCGTTCAGCGATTCTGCGCGTGGTTCGAAGTTGCCTGACGCCGACTCCAGTCGAAGCGTCGCTGTCACGATCCGTGACAGTTTCAACTTCTCAAACATCACCGCGGCAAACTCGACAACGAACGCGATCTGCCTCAACCCGTCTCTGGCTGAGGCGTGGAATTCCCCAACCGCTATTGGTGGTACCAACATCACCTTTGGGACGATGCAGCCCATCAACGATTACACAGCAGTAGCTGCCGCCTTCGGCAAGTACCGCATTGTGTCTTGGGGAGTTCGCATTTACAGCATCCAAGCACCTACCGAACAGTCGGGTAACATGAAATTCATGACCCTGCCCTTCGCAATCGAAGCTGGCACCTTCGCCTACGGTGGCTCCTTTTTCGAGGAAGTCAATTTCACCGGTGTGGCGAATGGAGATGTTCACTGGATTTCCAAACCTATTGGGAACCAGTACCTCGACTACGTCGACATCGACTCCACCCATTCGTGGAACTCCCTCGTTGTCTACATCGATGGGTGCCCTGAGGACACTGTAAATGTCTTCCGCGCCGAGGTTTTCTACAACCTCGAATGCCAGGTGAAACTTAGTTCGGTGTCTGCGTCGTTGGCCACTAAAGCCGACGACCACAACCCGACACTACTCGCAGCTGCGAGCAATGTGCACAACAGACGCGACCACATCCACAAGGGGTCTACTTCCTCACTCGGCACCAAGCTTTGGGGGTTAGCTAAGAATTGTCTGGCTGACCTCGCAAGCTCTGCCGTGCCATACGTGGGGGGGGCCATCGGAAACATACTTCGAGGTCCCCGCCGCGGTTACCCTCGGCTCGGCAACGTGGAGGCGATTGAGGTCGACTGAACCAAAGTGACATGACTGTAACTCTTGCAACAACTACGCGAAGACCTGTGAGCTTGAGGATAAAATAAAAGTAAAAATCAGAACACTGACTTGTGCAGAATAAACACGAAAGAAAACATTGATTACGATTATTATCGTCGTGCGTGACTCACACACACCCCTCACCCTACCTAAAATCTTAATTGTGGGCAGGTAGGGTGAAACACTCGGG